CTGCGGCCTGACCCTGCTGACCGACCTGCGTGGCGGTGAACTCGGCTGCTCGGCGGTTGATGCGCGTCATCTGCGCGGCGAACGCCGCGTTCTGCGCCTGCATCTTGAGCTGGTTCTGCTGTGACTTCAGCGAGTAGTACGACCCAATGGCCCCGGTAAACGCGCCGAAGATCGACGCGATGTTGCCGCCGATCTGCAAGCCCTCGGACAGCTGCGAGCCGAGCGTAAACCGTTCGCCGACGGTCGGCACGTCACCCGGGGTCAGCGAGAACTCTGGACGCATCAATGAGAATTGGCTCATCGTCAGTCTCCTAGCGCAACTTCAAGGGTCAGACCCACAACCGTCAGGGGCAATGGGTCGGCTTGCCGGATGTACACCTGACCGCCGGCCCGCCAGGCTGGCTTCAAGTCAACGTCGATTTCGTCCGACTTCAGGCTCGGCGGGGTGCCGTAGGGCTCGGTCGTGCGCTGCTTGGCCTCCACAAGCCGGTCAGCCGTCGGGCCAACGAAGATGCCGCTTGACTTGAACACCCGCAGATATGCCTTGTTGACGTTCTTATAACGCCCCTGCCCGTAGCCGTCGATGCTCATAACCGCCGGCAGGGTCTGTAGATCGCTCTCGTAGGGCAGGCCGACGTGGATCAGGACTGCGGCACGGTCTAGCGTCACGGTGCCGCTGGAGACGGTTTCCTGAGGCTGTACGGCCCCGTCAGCGAGGATGCTGACCGTTGCCCCCTCCAAGTGCGCCAAACCGCTCACGGTGTCTCTAGCAAACGCCCAGACAGTCGTGGCGGTGTTGCGCAGGGCGACGGGCAGCGTGACGTCAACCCGGGCGGTCGCCACCGTCGTACTGCTCGTGCCGATGATGCGCAGTCGGTACTTGTTGCCAGCCGTGTCGGTCAGGACGATGGCGTCATTGACGTCGGTCGTGGCCGGATAAGCGAAGATCGCGCTGCTAGCCGTGATCGTCAGCACGTCGGACGGACCCCAAGTCGTGCCGCCAGAGACAGTTACGGTCGTTGCCGTGGTGTTCGTGCCGTCGTACGTCAGGCCCGCGTCCACGAAGAAGCACGCCTCAAGGGTCGTGATCTGCCGGCTAGCCATCCGCTCGATGTAGCGCACCGAGTTCCCGTTGATCGTGCGCTTGACGATGACGTACAGGCGGTCCTCATTGCCCTCAGCAACGGCGGTGCACGACTCGTACAGGCCAAGCGTGTCGTGCTGCGCCCAGGCGCCGATCTGCTGCTCGGGCATGTAGGTCAGGCTCAACAGGTTGCCGTTGCTGCTGACGAACCACAGGATCGGCTGCGGGCTCTTGCTGTAGCACATGTCCACCAGCGTCAGGTCGTCGAACAGGTGGGCTGCCCGGATGGACAGGTCGCCCGTCACGAAGCCGCTAGCCTGCCACGAGTAGCCAAGCTCGCGCACGTGCCCGCCTCGAGCAGCGCAGTACACGACCGTGTTGTTCACGATCTCGGGCTGGACGTCGTTGGCGCCGATGTACGACTGGGGTCGCACGCTGATGGTGGTCGGCGTCAGCGCGTCGGAGTTGATGGGGCTGACCCGCCATTCCGCGCTGCTGGTCAACAGCAGCAACTGGGTCAGCGGGACAATGTGGTTGATCGTGTTGACCTCGCGGGCAGCCACGCGCAGGTTGATGCGGTCGCTGTCCTTGACCGGCAGCGAGTAGGACAGGTCGCTTTCCGTGCCCGAGCGCGTCATCCAAATCGTCTGCGGCGCGTTGTTCGTGCCAGCGAAGATGCGCCGCTGCTCGAAGTACGACACTGATCGCGGGTAGTTGTTCGCGCTGCTAAACGGGGTTTCGACGATGGGCGGCGTGATGCCCATGTCCGGCGCAATGTTGTCATCGTCAAACGACGTGGCAGCCGTCTGTCCGATGTAGCCGAACAGGCCGCTCTGACGCTTGTACACGTTGTACCGGAGCGCCCCCGCGACTGCGCTCCAGCTGATCGTGTTCTTGGCGCCGATGGCGTTCAGGTTGTTGATGACGTTGCCGGTCGGGCTTGCCGCGCTCTCGTCCACCGCGTTCTGCGCAATGGCCGTCACGACGTAGTAGTTGTCGAAGTCGAGGCTCTTGTCACCAAATTGTACGAATCCGCCACTACTCCATGCGGTGTAAGCCGTCGTGTTGACCGGGACGCCAGTGTCGTACGCCTTGACCGAGAACGTGTTCGTGGCTGGCGTCGTGTTGACGAGGTAGAACCCGCTCAACTGCGTCATCGTGCCGCCGTTGATGTAAACACTGTCGCCGATGGCGAACCCGTGATTGCCGACCGTGGTCACGACGCCTGGGTTGGCCTGTGTAATGCCCGTGATGTTCAGCGCATCACCTCGGCTGGCCGTGACCGTCGGGGCGCCAGGCACAGCGACCGGGGCAACGAACGTGATCGTCGTCAGAGTCCACGTCGTAGCACCAAGGCGGCGCAGTTCACGCGGCGCGTGGTTAGGGTGCACAAGCGTCAGCACGTCGCCTGACTGCACGTAGTGGATTGAGAACAGGTCAGCCTCTTGGTACGGCGACGGGATCTCGTAGGCGCTCGAGGGCAGCGGATACCAGTACGTCGCGTTCGGCGGTGCGTTGCCAGTCGTGGCCGCGATGCAGTAGTAGTTCACCCCACCCGAGGACACCAAGTCACCCACCACGTAGGCGGTCGCGCCGTTGTAGGCAGCAGGCGAACCAGCCTGCAACGTGCTGCCCTGCGTGTGGAATCGGATGTAGCCCTGACCAAACTCAAGCACCATCGTCTGCGTCGTGCTGTACGTGAACGGCAGCAGCCGCGTGAGCTTGGTGCTGTCCTTCACCGTCGCCACGTACGTGGTGCCGGGGCGGTTCTCTGCCGGCCCCTGTGGGGTCGGGATGAAGTTGCGCAGCTTGGCGGCACCAGTCTGGAACTTGATGTCATCGATGCGCCCGAACATCTCCGGCGACAGCTCGCCGCCTGCGAACGACCTGTTGTAGATGCGGGTGCTTGGCATTGGTCAGCGTCCTGCAATCCAGCCCGTGATGTGTTCCGGCTTGATGTTGCGCTGGTTGGCGTCCGACATGCGGGCTTGCTGCAAGTACGCCATCATCATCTGCGCCTGCCGCTTGCCCTCAGCCGCGCCCTGATCGCCCTTGATGACCGGGCCAGCAAGCATGGCGGCGAGGTGGTGCGACAGAGCCATGACGAACAGCGGGTCGAACTTGGTCGGGTCCGTGATGAGCGCCTGGTATCGCAGCAGCGCGTTCTCTTGGTCGGTATACAGCACCTTGTTGCCGGACGTGTCCGTCTCAATGCTGTACGGCTGCGGCACGTAGCGCCCGGCAGCGACCAGCGGTGCGTAGTTGTGCAGGAAGTCTGGCGTGTCGCTTGGGACGAACTTCGCTGCGTAGTCGTTCTCAGCGTCGTGCGGCAGCACGCTGACGGCAACCATCATGTCGCCGGGGCAGGCATAGGCGTACTTCCACATGGAGTACGGCATCGTCACCTGCGCAAGCAGTGCGCGGCGAGACGCGAAGTTCCATGCGTGCATCTGGAGGAGGCTGTTTCGAGCAATTGGGTAGAACCGGGCACAGTGCTCGGCCTGCGCCGACCCTTCAGGCGGGTCGATGCTGGCGATGGAGGCGTCGTCGCCGAGGTGCGCGAGTGCCAGATTGCAGATCTCAACCACGCTTGCCATTCGATCCTCCTAGCAAAAGAGGGGCGCCGGGTGTTTAGGCCGACGCCCCTCCGGGGTCACATGCGTCGTGTCAGTCCGCCGTGACGGTGGTCTTGGCTGGCCGGCCTCGCTTGGGTCGCACCACAGGCACGACTTCAGGCTGTTCCGGTTCGCGGGGCGCGTCGAGCGGCTCGACGTTCCCGTTGGCAGGACCGTTGTACTCGAAGACTTCGCCCTCCTTGCGGAAGCCGTTGTCGATGAAACACGTCACGAGTGCGCGGACTTTCATGTCAGGTCACCGAGAAGCCGCTGGCGTAGAACTTGCGACCGTCCTGGATGTCCATGACGACGTAAGCGCACACGCTGCCGGTGGTCGGGGTGCTTCCGATCGTGGTGTACCGAGCGCCGATGTACCGCTGTCCGGTAGACAGGAGCTGCGGATTGAAACGCACAGCGAACTGCGCGTTCGCCGTCAGGCTTAGCTGCGGAACGGGTCCAGAAGAACCGATCACAGTCACGCCGGTCGAAAGAGCGTCGTTCGTTGCGCCAATGATCTCGAACGTCAGCGAGGTCAGGGTGTTGTATGCCGCAACGCACGTGAAGATCATAAACAGATCCGCGCCTTCGCCAATGTCACGGGCGACCGAAAGGTCAATCGTGTTGGTCGAAAGAACGGGCGTACCAGAAACAGGAAGCGCCGCCTGTCCGGTTACAACACCGGACGCCGGGACGGTTCCAGAGACGACGAGATTGTTGTCAAGAATCATTGTGTTAGTTCCTTTCTGTCGGTCCTATTAGGACACGACGGCTTCGGTGTTGATGATGGCATCCACGCGGCGGCACGGAACGCCCTGGAAAGTCAGCCAGCTGTACGGCGTGCCGAACTGCGAGAGACCGTCGTTGACCTTCAGAACTGCCTGGCTCTTATCGAGCGCAGCAATCGCAAGGCCGCTGTGGACGGTGCGGTTCATGTAGAACGCGGCCCGACCCATGCCCATGTTGGGGATGCGGTACAGGGCGCGGCTCATCAACTTGATGATCGCGGTCCCAGCCGTGGAAGCCTGCGTGACGGTCTGCGCCATCAGGTCACTGATGTCGATGTTGCAGATGCGGACCACATAGCGCCAGTCCTTGACCACCAGACCGTTCTTCCACTGGTAGCGGGTGGCATACGCCTGAAGACGGGTGCCATCGCTGTTGTAGACGGTCTGCTCGCCGAGGTCTTCGTGGATCAGGCCGGCGCTGCTGCCCTTGGGGAAGGGGCAGTACACGGTCTGGTCACCCCACACGACGAGGTAAATCGACGTGTTGGTGGTGGCATCGCTGCCGCCAGCAGAGATGATGTTCTGCGAGTTGTTCGGGCTGCCGGCGCCGATGTCCGAGTAACGCGGCGCGAGGCCGAGGAACTGCTTCGGATCGGTGGCGGGGTTGCCGTAGAACAGGGTGGTGGCCTGAGTCTGGTTCATCGCCTCGAGGAAGGCGACGTCTTCGGACAGGCGGAACTGAGCGGTGTTGCCGTTCAGCATCGCCAGATCCTTGTCCACCTCGCTGCGGGCTTCCAGAATGCCGCAAGCCTCATCGACCTGAGCGGTCGTGCTCTTGCTGTTCGGGATGCCCTGGTTGAGGGCGCGCCAGTACACCGAGGGAAGCCCGGTGCGGATGACGACGCGCTCGCCCGTGGGGAGGTTGCCTTCCTTGAAGACGCAGTCCTCGAGGATTTCGTTCGACTGCGAGAGGAGTTCCGCGATGACCGGGACGCGGCCATCCGGATCGGTGCGCTTGGCCCAGTCGGCCAGCGTCAGATTCGACGTAGAGAGAGTTGCCATGTTGCGATTCCTTT